GGACTTATCCACCTTATCGGCGGCCACTCTAAAGCAGCAACCTCCCTCCTTCGCCAACTTGTCGATGCAGGAACTCTTAGCAATCTTCCGGGTGGTCTCAAATCACGCGGTCTGCGTATCAAGGGAGATGACACCCCCATCGCTCCCGGCGAATGGCGAGACGTAGATATTCCCTCTGGTGCAGTGCGGGACAACATCCTGCCCTTGCCGTACAAGGAGCCGTCGCAAACTCTTTCGATGCTGCTCGATAAGATCATCGAGGAAGGACGCCGTTTCGCTGCGGTGTCGGATCTCAAGATCTCCGATATGTCGAACCAAGCGCCGGTAGGTACTACCCTAGCCATCCTAGAGCGCGTTTTGAAGGTAATGTCGGCGGTGCAGGCTCGCGTGTACTACGCGATGAAGCAGGAGTTCAAACTTCTCGCTGCCATTATCCGTGACAACACCCCGGATGAGTATTCGTACGAACCGGAAGTCGGTAGCCGTAAGGCTAAGAAGTCTGACTACGACGATGTGGATGTTATCCCGGTCTCAGACCCGAACGCGGCAACGATGTCGCAGAAGGTCGTGCAGTACCAAGCCGTTATGCAGTTGGCTCAAGGGGCACCACAGTTATATAACCTGCCGTACTTGCACCGGCAGATGATTGAGGTTTTAGGTGTTCGTAACGCCGACAAGATTGTCCCGATGCCGGATGATCAAAAGCCCCGCGATCCTGTAACTGAAAACATGGACGCAATGATGGGCAAGCCGCTCAAGGCGTTTATTTACCAAGACCACGAGGCCCACATTCAGGTTCACATGGCGCTTGGGCAAGACCCCAAAATGGCGGCTGTCATTGGGCAGAATCCGATGGCGCAGCAGATTACTGCGTCTCTTCAGGCGCATATTATGGAGCACATAGCCTATCAATATCGTCGGGATATTGAGAAACAACTTGGTGTGGCGCTTCCTCCGCTGCCGCAAGACGACAACGAGCAGTACGATTTGCAGCCTGAACTTGAGGTTCAAATCGCTCAGGTTAGTGCCCTTGCCGCTGCACGACTTCTTCAGAAGGATCAGGCTGAAGCACAGGCTCAGCAGATGGCGCAGCAGGCACAAGATCCGCTCATGCAGTTGCAGCAGATGGACCTCCAGATCAAGCAGATGCAGGCCCAGACCAAGCAGATGCAGGTGCAGATGGAGATGCAGGCTAAGCAGAAAGAACTCCAACTTAAAGAACAGCAGATTCTTATGGACGCTGCTGCTAAGGAAGATGAACTTCGGTTGCGCGAAGCGGAGATCTCTGGTCGTCAGCAACTTGATGCAGCACGGCTTGGTGCGGATATTGAGAAGCACAAGGCGCAAGAATCGAATCGGATGGAGACTGAAGGAGTCCGACTTGGCGTTGATATCGCCAAGGCTAAAGATCAGGCACAACAGCGTCGGATGGCGCCGCCAAAAAGGAGTGAGTAATGGGTTATTCAAACGCTCTGGAGTACCTTGAAACTAAACTCAAGGAGGAGCGCACATTGATCGTGGAAAATCTGATTCAGGGCAAACTTGATGAAGGTGAGTACAAAAGACTCTGCGGGGTATTACAAGGTCTTGATCTCGCAGTAATTCACATCAAAGACCTTGCAAAAAGGATGGAGGAAGAGTGAGCAGTATCAACGTAGAGAAAACTCAGGAAGAGGCCGCTAAGGCCAAACTCCTGCCAGAGCCGAAAGGCTATCGGCTGCTTTGTGCAGTCCCGCATGTAGAGGAAGAGTTTGAGGGCGGCATTATCAAGGCTGACAACACCATTCGTGCCGAGGAGCAGACTACGGTCGTTCTCTTCGTCATCAAGATGGGTGACCTCTGCTATGCAGACAAGGAACGTTTCCCCACCGGCCCATGGTGCAAGGAAGGCGACTTTGTTCTAACCCGTCCGTACTCGGGCACCCGCGTGGTCATCCACGGTAGGGAGTTCCGCATCATCAACGACGACACGGTAGAAGCGGTGGTTCAAGACCCCCGTGGAATCCGTCGCGCATAGGAGTAAACCATGGCTATTGAGCGAGAAGAGTTTAAATTTCCTGACGAACAGGAGGCTGAAGTTAAAGCGGCTCCTGAACCTGAATTTGAGGTCAAGATTGAAGACGACACCCCTGAAGAAGATCGGGGCCGTAAACCACTGTCTAAACGTACAGTAGAGGAACTTGAAAACGAGGATTTGGATGAGTATTCGGAGAAGGTAAAAAAGCGCCTCTCCCAGATGAAACGTGTTTGGCACGACGAGCGCCGGGAAAAAGAACGGGCTTTACGTGAACGTGAGGAAGCCTTGCGTTTCGCCCAAATGCGGGATCAGGAGGCAAAACAACTTCGGGAACGCTTAGGTCAGAATGAGCAGGCGTTTATTAAGGAAGCCCAGAAGTATGCCAATTTTGACCTTAGTTCGGCTAAAGAACGCTTAAAGCAGGCTTATGAAGCCGGGGATTCGGAAAAGATTGCTGAAGCCCAAGAACTTCTTACAGACGCTAAACTTAAAATCCAGACTATCTCTCGTGTAAAACCTTCTTTACAACAGAACGAAGGTAGAGTAGAACAGGCACAACAGGCTCAGGTGCCCCAAGAGTTTTCTCAGCCAAAGGTAGACCCTAAAGCGAAATCTTGGCAAGAGAAAAATACTTGGTTTGGTGAGGACGAGGAAATGACCGCCCTTGCCCTTGGCCTGCATGAAAAACTGGTCCGAAGCGGAGTTGATCCGAATTCAGACGAGTATTATCGTAGAGTTGATGAAACCATGAGGAAGCGTTATCCAGAGGCATTTGAGGATGCTGAAGAGGACGACGATAAGCCTCAAACGAGGCAGGTTGAAAAACCTGTTCGCACAAAGCCAGCAAATGTAGTGGCTCCGGTAACGCGGGGAACCGCGCCTCGTCAGGTCCGCCTGACACCGACTCAAGTTGCTATCGCCAAGAAATTGGGGCTGAGCAATGAACAGTACGCAAAAGAACTTATGAAACTGGAGACTAACTAAAATGGCTGAGAACAGACTCGCACGTGAACTCGAAAATCGAGAATCAACGCAACGCAAAATGGCGTGGAAACCCCCTCAGACGCTCCCTGAACCGGAGCCGCAAGATGGTTGGGTTTTCCGCTGGATTCGGACCAGTATTATGGGTGTTGCTGACCCATCGAATACTTCCGCTAAATTTCGGGAAGGTTGGGAGCCCGTAAAGGCCGAAGACCAGCCCAAACTGATGATGCAAGCCGACCCGAATTCCCGGTTTAAGGGAAATATCGAAATCGGCGGGTTGTTGCTCTGCAAGGCACCGAAAGAGTTAATGGATCAACGCGATGCGTATTACGCAGAGCAGGCCAAGGCTCAGGTGCAATCTGTAGACAACAACTTTATGAGGCTGAACGATGAGCGTATGCCCCTCTTTACCGAGAGGAAAACTACGGTCTCGTTTGGTAAGGGCAAATAACTTTTTATATTTGGAGTGATCAATGGCATATCCTACTGTTGACAAGCCGTATGGCTTGAAGCCGATCAATCTGATCGGTGGACAGGTGTTTGCCGGTGCCACTCGCCAGCGTCGTATCGCTTCCGGTGCGTCAAGCATCGGTTACGGCGACCCACTGGAGTTTGACACTGACGGCACCGTGAAGGTGACGACCGCCACATCAACGCCGCCGACTAGCGGTTTTGCTGGCGTGTTTTTGGGCTGTAACTACGTGTCCTCTGTGACGGGTCAGCCGACCTACTCGCAGTCTTGGATTTCGGGTACGGCGGTGAAGTCTGGCACGTACATTTATGCGTACGTGGCGGATGATCCGAACACCCTGTTCAAGGCTGTTGGCGTGACGGCTTCGCTGGTGGTTTCGACCACGAGCGGCTTCGTGTACAGCGATATTGGTACTAACGTTGCGTTGGTTGCCAACACGTTGAACACGACTACGAACGATTCTCAGCAGGGTTTGGAAGTTGGCTCGGTTGCCACCACCCGTTCGCTGCCGATTCGTATCGTCGATGTCGTCGAAGACACGGCGTTTGTATCGAGTGGTACCACCTATTACCCCGAGGTAATCGTGAAGTTTAACGCTCCGTATCTGACGAGCGTTTCGCTGATCGTTGGTGGTCACGCTTACAACAACCCACTCGGCACTTGATAGGGGAGTTCTAAGACATGGCTATTTCACGCGCACAACTGCTCAAGGAACTCCTTCCGGGTTTGAACGCCCTGTTCGGCCTTGAGTACAAGACCTATGGTGAGGAGCACAAGGAGATCTACGAGACTGAGACCTCCGAGCGTTCCTTTGAAGAGGAGACCAAACTTTCTGGTTTCAGCGCCGCTCCGGTGAAGGCCGAAGGTGCTGCGATTGCGTATGACAACGCACAGGAAGCGTGGACTGCTCGTTACAACCACGAGACCATTGCTCTCGGCTTCTCCATCACGGAAGAGGCGGTTGAAGACAACCTGTACGACTCGCTCAGCAAGCGTTATACGAAGGCGCTCGCTCGTGCTATGGCGTACACGAAGCAGGTCAAGGCGGCATCTGTCCTGAACAACGGCTTCTCCTCGTCCTACGTGGGCGGTGACGGCAAGGCGTTGTTTGCGGCGGATCACCCGCTTGTTTCGGGCGGCTCCAACAGCAACCGTCTGACGGCTTCTGACCTCAACGAGACTTCGCTTGAGGCGGCTGTCATTCAGATCGCTGGCTGGACTGACGAACGTGGACTGCTGATCGCGGCAAAGCCCAACAAACTCATCGTGCCCCCGGCGCTGATGTTCACTGCCAAGCGACTCCTCGACACGGAACTCCGTGTTGCGACCGCTGACAACGACATCAACGCCCTCAAGGCGATGGGTTCGATTCCGGGCGGATATACGGTCAACCACTTCCTGACGGACACGAACGCTTGGTTCTTGACGACCGACGTTCCGAACGGCATGAAGCACTTTGTCCGTACGCCGTTGCAGAACTCCATGGACGGGGACTTTGATACCGGGAATGTCCGTTATAAGAGCCGTGAGCGTTACTCGTTCGGATGGTCTGATCCGCTGGGTATGTTCGGTTCGCCGGGTTCGTCCTGATAAAAATCAAGCACTTGCGTGTTTGGGAAGGGGGCTTCGGCCCCCTTCTTTTTTGCTAAGAGATACACGTTGTGAGGTTTACGGATTCTTTAGATTTATAACTTGACATGGCATAAATAAGGTCTTATGGTCTAGTGCATGCCATATAAAATTGATGTCTGTGGTATATATAAAATAGTCAACAAAGTGACTGGGCAGTGCTATGTCGGACAATCGCAGCGCGTTAAAAAACGCTTGAAAGAGCATTTTCGGCTTCTTCGGTGGGACAAACACACAAACCCACATCTACAAAACGCGTATAACAAGTACGGTGCTGAAGCATTTTATGGCGCAATAGAAGTCGAATGCCCCAATCTCGGTGAGTTAGATCAGTTAGAAAATGAATTTTTGCGTGGTAC